CTAATTTAGTAAATCTTTTATTTTATTGTACATCCTATTTTCGAAATGTTCAAAATGAGTTTCTACACTTCTTTCTGCCGTTACATAGAGTGATTTATCATGTTTGCCATGCTCTTTTAAGTCTTCAAGCAAGGCAATTATAAGATTTTTAGTTTCAGTAAGTTCTTCATCTAAAATTGTCATAAAAACTTTTAATACAGCCTTGTCAATTATATCTCTTAAATCTGTGTATATCTCATGTTTTTTCTCCTCAATCTTAAGGTCTATTTCTCTTAAAATGATTATCCAGTTAAGACTGATATTATTATCTATGATATACTGAATTATTCTCTTCTGTAAGCTCCATCTTAGTCCCTGACTTGTAAAATTTAATACCATCTCAAGACCTTTACCTCTCATGGTGTTCATGTTCATGCTCTGCATGAATTTCTTCATTTCTTTCTGTGTTTCAAGAGCTTCTTTCATGAAAGGAACTACAGAACGGTAAAGCATTATTATTGTCAAGCTCATAAAAACTATTGATATCCCATGATTTTCTATGTACAGCATAAGCTCCTTTAACTGCATTGCTATTCCTACTTTCTGTCTAAATAGTAAATAAACCCAGCTCTGGCAAGCAATTCTCTGTCTCCTCTGAAATTATCTCTATAATTGATATCCGCATAAATATTACTACGACCGTAGTCTCTTTTATAATCAATTACATTGAAATTCAGTTTGTTATTGTCAGTAGCAGAGAGTTTTCCACTCTCTACCACCTTTTCAATTGCTTTATCTACTACCTTGTCAGTTGTTTTTTCAATTATCTCTTCTGTTTTCTGCTCCAGTTTTTCTACTATTCTTCCATTACTGAAGCTTTTGCTAAACCCACCGACTTATCTTCATTCAATGCTCTTTCAATTTCATCTGCTATTTTTTTAGCATCTAATAATTTAGCGACAGTCGGTCTTAACCGTGGAGGAAATGCTTTCAAGACTAAGTTTTGTACTCTTAAAACAGCTTGAAATAATACCTCATGATTTGGTTTTGTACCTTTGAGGATATCTCCAAAAGCAATCCCTTGTGGAATAAACTTTGTAACAAGCCTTACAACTTTTCTATTTATCAAAAATTTATAAAGTTTGATAAATCCTTTTCCTAAGATTGTAACTAAGTAAGCTCCTGCTGATACTCCGATTAGATTAATAACATTTTGTCCTGTTCCATTTAAAATTTGTAATAAAAATTCTTTCATTTTTAACATCTCCTTTGTTTTATTTATTTCATTTGTACTGTAAGCCACAAAAGTGGCTTGAATTTTAATTCTTTTTGTTTCTTTGAGTTTTTATATCTAATTCTTTTTTAAATTGCTTAAAACTAAAATATTAAAGTTTTTCATTTTTAATATTTAAGCTTGGCTTTCAAAATAATTTTTAACAGCTGCTACATAATATTTCGCCAGATCCTTTTTTGTTTCTTCTAACACTTCCATATCATTTTTGTTTGTTATAAATCCACTCTCAACTATGACACAAGGTGTCACAGTTTTTCTTAAAAGTGTTGCTCCTCTGTCTGCATAATCACGAGGTAATATTTTTCTATCTTTCAAGTGAGTTGCTTTGATATTTGCTTCTTGCAAAAATTCCGCCAGTTCCTTGCTTTTTTTTGATTTATGCCAAAATAACATTTCAGCACCTGTGGCTGTTTTATCAGCTGCATTAAGATGAAAAGACAATGTTATATCTCCATTATTTGCGATTCCATTTATTTTCTGTGGTAACGTGGAATAATATTCTTGATAGACTACAGTATATTCAAGCCCTTGTTCCTTGCATTCGGGAACAATGTAGTTGTTTACAAAGTCCTTATTCCACTCATGCTCCTCAAATCCATTCCCACATGCCCCAGGATCTTTTCTTACCCCACCATGTCCGATGTTTAATATCACTTTTCTCATTTTATACCTTCTCCTTTAAATATTTCTCTTTTTTATCAACTCTATTCAACCATCCAGTTAAAAAAACTGATTGTGTTGGATTGTATTCCACAACAGAGTGATAAAATTTTCTTTGTAAATTATGATAATTTTTCAAAAATTCTTCAGATTTCCCCTGCTCTTCTACTTCATTTAACGCCTTTATGGTTTTACTACCAAAAATACCGTCTACAACCAAATCATACCCAAAATAGCTATTTAATGTTACTTGTGCCTTTTTAGTTGCCCATCTTCCCGAATTAAAACTCCAATCACATATTGAAAGTGCGACCTTATCGTTTTTTACTTCATTCAAACGATTTTTTAAATAATAATCTTTTTCCAATATTTTCTTAGCAAAATCTTGTGTTAAATTTTTCATAGAGCCATTGTATCCGTTTTTTCTTGCCTCCTCTTTTGTAACACCCCAGGTTGTTTCTCCACCCTTATCATTTTTGTCGTTAGTATAACCACCCTCGACAGCCAACATGTAATTAAAAATCTTGTCAAATCTTGTACTCATTTCTTTCACTTCCTTTCTTAATTCTTAAAAAAATCATTCACATCGAGTGACATTAGCTGTTCAATACTGTATCTTTCAAGTCCTGTTACAGCCATTTGTTCTGAAACATCTGCAACTTGAATTATGTCTTGAATTTTTCCAGCTAAAACTTTTAATTCTGCTTTACTTAATTCTATAAATTCAACCAAACCTTTATCATTCTGTGCTTTTACTTTTTCTATTTTATCCTGATCCAGCACCCACATCAGGGATATTTTAAGTGATAGCCTATTTCTATTTTTTTCATTGTTTTCAAACGTATATTTCTTCCCTGCTTTTTCAATTTCTATCGTCTGATTCAAATAGTTAGATTTTGCCTCTGCTAAATCTTGCAGTAACTTGTCTTTGAGTTGTTTTTTCCTTTCGTTCATTAAAGTGTTATCCACTTTCCATTTTTTACTTTCTTTATCCCAGACGCTCCAGTCATTCGGTTTTGTAACTCTTTTGACAGACTTAGTCTTTTCATCTAAATACTCTCCGTCCGCTAAAAAGAGTTTTCCAGCAACAATCTGTTCATATTCATTCATTTCCCTTAATTCGCCTGTTTCTGTATCAAAAACAGGATTTAAAAGCAACGATGTTGAGAAAACCATTGTTTCTGAATTCCAGTCTGGGAAAAACAAGTTAGGTTCTTCCTTAAATTTTTCGACACCAAGTGTCATTGGTTGAGCTATTAACTCTAAAGAGTTTTTGTCATAAATGTAAATTATCATTTTTTTACCTCCTATATTTTTTATTTTATTTTTTTGTTTCCAACTCTGTGCAAGTTAAAAAATTTACCCAAAACTTAAAATACAAACATGACACATATATGCCGTCCGTCTATTACTGAAGTGTTTTTTGCAACTGAATATTGTAAAAATCCAGTATTTGAAACTCCGAGATTAACTACTATTTCGCTACTTGCGTATTGTGTTGCAACTTTTAAGTCAATAAATTTAGAACCCCCGGTAAATACAGAATAAAATAATTTATAAGGTTTAGTCGGTACTTTAATTGATGTCTCAAAAACTTTTCCGATAGGAGTGTTATTACCTAAATTTATCCAGTGCGTTTCGAATAAATTTTCCAATTTGTCGGAAATCGGCTTGTTAGAAATTGCCCTAAACTTCGTTACGTCATTATAAGTCAAATTGTTATTTACTATACACTCGTAATAGTATTTATTTACAGTATCGAAATAGAATTTCCCGACAGATTTCATTCCTGTATCCTGAATATTTCCTCCAAATTCAAGACCTATTATTTCCGCCAGTCTTTTTCCCTCTAAAACTGTGTCTGTTTCTGTTCCAAATTCTGTGATGTTAATAACAACAAATTGATTTCCGTTATATGTCAGTTCATAAGTTTTATTTTGTTTCAAATCTCCAGCATTCAAATTTAAAAGCGTTCCTTTAAATTCTTTTAAGATAGTATAATCTACACTATTCAATCTTAATTTTGGATTTATATTTTTGTTATCACTATCAACAGTAAGTCTTATTTTTAAATCATTTTTTAAACCAAATTCATTCAATCCATCTAAATCACAACTATAATAATCTATTCCTAAACTTGTTGTCTTTACTGCATGTAATGTATGTACATTTCCTAATTGCATGCCGTCATATATAACCTCTGTTTCAGGAGTTCCAGCCTCATTAATATTTCCATAAGCTGGAGTTATGTTTTTTATTTTTGCGTCTCCCCTATTAGTTTCTTCTATCCTATAATGTGTTGGAAATTCTACTTTTTGAGCTTTAAATTTTGTAAGTTTAGCCATTTTACCTCCTTTATAATTTAATGCTTAAAGCATTTTCTTCGCCTAAATCTTGTTCTTTTAATTTGTTTCTTCCAAATCTACCGTATTTTTCATAAGAAAATTCACAAATTGGAGTTCTTTTAACTTCATTTTTTATTTTCATAGATCCAAAAGCACTATTGCCAAAACGCATTCCAACTTCATACGCATCAAGACACTTGTAAGTATTTACTTTAACTCCGCCACCTATGATATTATTTAACTCTAATTCATCAATCAAGGAAAAGTCATAGTTTTTATCTCCTATAAAACGCACATCATATAATGCTGGCTCATTACCTGTATTTAGTTCTATATTTGGAACTATGCCCGTAAACATCTGCCCTATATTTGAAATCGCGTCTATATTTGGAACTAAGTTAGATTTAAGCATTGCTAATTTAATTCTATTCCTGTATCTGTTGTCAGTTTGATTTTTTCTTTCAACATTAAATTTTATACCCAAATAGTCTAAAAATTCTTCGTTTGCGTAATCTATTAAATGCTGTTTTTCTAGCAAATTATAGATATTATCAATTTCATCAAATAATTTTGCTATGGCTTTATAAAATGCCTGTACATTTTCATTTTTTTTTAGCCACCAAGGGCATTTTTCCAGCATATATTCATAATTACTGTTCATATTCTGCCACCTCGTTAAATGCCAGCTTTAAAACTTTTTCATATTGTTCTCCTGCTGTTTCAGAAAATTTAAAAGAAATATCAATATTAAGTAGTTTATCAGCTGGATAGACAAGTCTTATGTATTCGCTTTCACATTTATAAGACGTAATATATTCACCTACTTTTACATTTTTAATATATTCTTTTACTATCCCAAGTAAATTATCTTCTAAAATATTTTCGCCTTGTGCAACAGTAAAACTTATCTTTACTTTTACTCCTTTTTTCTTTGGTCTATAAAAACAAATTTTTCTTTCGTTTCCTTGATTATCTTTTATTGTTTTACATGTGTCTCCAATTGTTTTTATTGCCTGATCCTTTTTCTTCCATATAGCTAATGCAATATCTTCATCACGACCACCATCGACTATTGCAACAATTGATTTCCCCTCTAAACCTTTTGAGTTCATTGCCATTTCATAGTTTTCATCAACCATAGCACTTTTAACACCATCAAGTTTTAACAATTCAGATTGTATCCCATCTATATTCCACACACTGTCGTTTCTACTCAGGAACCAACGTTCAATATAAGCATTATCTGTCTCCTGTTCCTGCCCGCCTTGTGCTGTTTCATTTTGTTTAAAATCATAGACACCATTAACAACCTTTACAAGCTTTATTATTGCTCCAGTTTCTTTATTCCCTTGTTCTCCTGCTACATCGCACTCAAATCTGAAAGTCGTTTTATTATTTAGCAAGCCATTTTCAGCTAGTACATAACGTGTTCCGTCGTTAGCCTCGACTATTACATCACCTTTTTCAAGTGCTATATTTAGTCCTCCTATTAGTTCTATGTTTACAGTAGCTTTTGACTGCTGTTTTCTTTTGAAGAAAAAAGGACTATTTGCCAAATGCTCGTCTATTTCTATTCCTTCACAATTAAGTAAATTCATTTTATCTATTTGAGCCTGTTGCCTTTCCATTTTCTCACGCACCAACCGAGCAACAGGATACATCAACATAAACCACGCTGAACGTTTATCATTATCAAAGTCATCTTTAAGTAGATTTTTTAGTTCATCATTTAAAATATTAATGTTTTCCTGTACCGAATTAACTTTTACTCTTGCCAACCGATTCCAACTCCTTTCATTATATATTTTTTGCCATCCTTAAACTGTAAGCCAATATTCACGCTTAATTTCCTTTTTACAAAATCATATCCAATTATGTAACATTTTGATAAATAATCTTTAAAATTCTGAAATATTTTATTTCTTACATGCTCCATTGTTTCATCAACGTTTCCATGTGTTCCAAAAAGTTTTTCAAAATTTAGTCCATACTTCACATCGTACTCAAGTTCTCCCTCACGGATATGTAACATAAGCACGATTTGCTGTATTATTTCAAAGTGCTTTTCTTCTGTTTTAAAAAAATCAACATCGCCTTTATTTATATATATTTCTCCATTACTATTATTCAATTTCAAATCCATAAATTACTCCTTTAAGGATGTATATAATCAATACTTCCTTTACTTATTCCACTTTCTACATCTAAGCTTTTAGCTTTTATTTTACCGCTTTCAATACTCCCGACTTGAAGTTTTCCTGTAATTTTAACATCTCCATTGACTGTAAAATTTCCGTTCAGAACAACATCGCCATCTATCTCTATACTCCCAGGAAAATTTTCAGTATTAATGTCTGTCGAAATTAATAACGGAAGTGCTATCGCATTGCTTAGATTATGCCTCTTATTAGTGTTCATTACTGCTGTTTCTTTTGAAATATATCCGCTTATATCCCTGGAACAGATTAAAACTGGAACAATATCCCCAGCTTTAAATTTAATTTTCATTTTGAGCTGCCTATTCCCAAATTGGCACATTGGAACGTGAAGAATAGGTGGGAGCATTACGCTTTTATATTCTGCCTGTGGCTCTACATCGACAAAACCACTCTCAACTTTAACAATTTTAGCAATAATACAAGTGTCAATTTTTCCTATCATTGCCCGCATTATTTCTTCCATTATTTTTTATTTCCTTTCGTTGCTTTTTTACTTTTTTTAGAATTTTGTTTTTTGTTTTTGCTTTTACCTTTTTCCTGGCTTTCATTTTTGCCTGTCGTTGCATTTTTTTCGTTATTAACTACTAAAAGCTTAAGTGTCATGACAAAATCGCTTATATCCGAAATTTCGGCTATTCTCGCCTCTGTGCTAATATCATTTGATACTAATTCAATTAAATCGCCTTTTTTTAAGGAATAAATAAGCAGACATTTAATTTCATAGTCATATTTAAGTTCTTCTTTTTTGTCTTTCGCTTTGTTTTCTTCCCCTTTGCCCTTTTCTGATGTTTTTTTGCTTTTCTTACTTATTTTTTCCTCTTTTTTAGGCTTATAACTTATTTCTTCAATATTTTGTGGCTTTGGTTCTTCTAACAATCCACTTTGATAACTTATTTTTATTTTATTTTTATCAGACATTTCATTGTGATAAATGTAGATGAAATCATTTTTAACAGTCATTTTACTGTCACAATCTCTAACTATCTGTGAAATTTCATAAAGTCCGCTACCCAAAATACTTTCGCCAATTGAATAGACAACATCGTTTTTAAGTTCCAGTTGTTTAACAGCAAAACCTATATTTTTAGCCAAGTCTTCTATGATATAACTTGCTGTTGTCCCAGGCTTATAAGCGACACTTACAAGTTTTTTAAAGTTAGCTGGCACTTCTCTGCACTTAAGTTTTAAAGTGCCTTTTTCAACTTCCTTTCTGCTTATTATTCCATTTGCTATATCTCCAATATCTGCTCCATATCCAGCAACAAGTTTAACAGGATCCTTTAATTTTATTTTTGCTATTGTTGTTGCTGTTAGTCCTTTAATTTCTAAATCGAATTCGTTTGGTTCATCATTTACACTTTTATAGTTCCATTTTATTTCAACTCCATTTATTATATTTACATCATTAACATTGTAGTCTTTAGGATATATGAAATTAAGCGTCGTTTCTGCTGTTTCAATTTTAATTTCTGTTCTTTCCAGGAATAATTTATTGTTCATCTATTTTCCCTCGTTTTCTATATCAAAATATTCTAAAAATACAGTGCCACAAAAACTTTCAAGTGTTATAGATTCTGCTTTGTTAGATTTACTCAACGGAACGATATAACAATTCAAAAAATCACTATTTACATTATCATTATCATCTTTTAACAAAAACCAGCCAATCGGTCTGCCGTATATCAGTTTTTCATTTTCTAAAATTATTTCTCCATCTTCATTCATAACATCAACATATATTCTGTTGTTATGCTTAAAATGTTTTATACGCAACAAATAAATTTCATCTTTGCTTTTAAGTGAAAAAATATAAGGTATTTTGCTCTTATCTATTTCTAATCTCATTTAATACCCCCAAATCGAAATTCTTTAATCTGTCCGCTTTATTCAAGTAATCTTTGCCTTTTTCTAAAAATCCTTTATACTGTGCAATTCCACTTTCTTTCGTCCCAGCAATCCCTGTTTTCTGTTCCTTGCTTAAAATAGTTTTTTCAGATTCAAGTATTTGACCCTGTCGCATGGAATAAGCAAATTCCAGGACTTCAAAATCAATGCTAAACTCAATTGATAGACCATCGTGTTTTGCTCTTGATATTTTTGTTATGATCATGTCTTCTATTGTTTCGTTTGTTGATATTGTGCATAATCTTTTGTTCTGCCACAGTTCCACAAGCTCGTTATAGATGAGTTCAGGATTATTTGTCTTATAATTTGTCAATATTACTTTTAAGCCATATTTTCTGTTTTCATTCATAACGTTACTGCTTATTAGTGTGCTATCCCTGTCTTCAAGTGCATGCGTTTTGACACTGCTACTTCTGTCATCCCCTGTAACTTCTACCCATTCCAATTCAATATCATTTATTTTGCAACGTTCTTCGCCACTTTCAAATAAACTGAAACCATATCGGCTACTAAAAAAGGCGTTAACTTCATCCTGATAAGCAAGCGAAATGCCGTATAAGTTAGTACTAAAACTTGATACAGCACTTCCTAATCTTTTTAATCCGTCTAACATTGTTTACGCCTCCCCCATATTTATGAATTTCTCCTCAAAAAATCTTTCAATAGTTTTAAGTATTTTGTTCTCATCTACTTTTCCACCATTATTCTCAACTACAATGCTAGGAGCAAAAACATATTTATTATTATTTGTTTTCTTATTTGTTGTGTTGCTTGTTTTTGTTGTGTTTGTAGTTTTTGAGTTATTATTTTCTCCGCCAAATTGTCTAAAAGCTCTTTCTGTTGCCTCTGCTGTAGATATTTCTGTGCCCTGTGGCAGATTTAACAACATCTCACTTTGTGCGAGGAATGGCTTTCCACCAGGAACTTTTATCATTTCAGCTCCCTTTTCAGCTACTGTTGTAAGTCCTCCTCGCCATGATTTAGCCCCTATATAGCTTTTTGGAACTTTGCCACCACCACCAAGAGCATTGGCAACACCTTTGACCCAGTTACCTGGATTTAATGCTCCTGCTATTTTCCCGCCTATTTCTCTGGCTTTACCTACAAGCCCGTCAAAAAATCCTTTCATCGAATCAATAGCACTTTTAACAGCATTTTTTGCTCCCTCAAATGCACTTGCAAAAAAAGATTGAACGCTTTGAACGGCACTCTGTACAGCTCCGCCTATTGTCATAATAATACCTTTTATTGCTCCGATAGCTCCACTTACAATTCCAACAATAAAGCTCCATACGGCTGATATAACCGCCTGTATAGCATTCATAACGAAATTTACAACTGTACCCCAGTTATTAATTAATGTTATTACAAGCATAATACCAGTTATTACCCAAGTTACAGGGCTTGTCAGAGCCATCAATGCAACTCCAATTCCAACAATAACAGCCACAATTTTAGTAATAGCCACTATTATAGGCATTAGCCACGGCATAGCTTTTGCAAGCTGATTTATTATAAAGCCTATTACTGCTCCAATTGGTGCCAGAACAGGAGCTATAAAATTAAGCAAGCTTGTTATTCCGTTTATGACTGATGTTATTGCATTCTGAATAGCACTCAAATCAATATTTCCAAACATTGCTTTAAAAGACTGCTGTACGCTGTCAATATATGACTTAATTCCGTCTATATTTATTCCCGACAGGATTTGACTAAAAAAGTTTTTTATTTTTCCACCACTAGCAATTAAGCCATCTGCAGCTTGTCCTAATACTTCAAATACTTTTTTAGCAATCCCCTCAACAAGCGGAATGGATGCAACAAGATAAGGGGCAAATTTTCCTTTAATATTTATCGCCGCTTCTCCTATTCTTTCTTTCATGTCTCCCCAGGCATTTTGTGCATTTTGAATTTTTCCAAGAGGAGTTTTTGCAAGTTCTTCATTAACATTACCAACGTTTTTTGATAATATTTCCTGTAATTTAGCTGCTCTTTGGGTCTGATTAAGTGTTTTAAATTGTTGCATTTCTGCGTCTGTCAAGGCTATTCCAACTTTACGGAGTGGAGCTAGCATTCCAGTAGACATTGCTTTTCCAATCATGTTTGATACACCGAAAAAGTCCTCGGCTGTTCCGTTAAGACCTTTTTGGTTAGCTACAATGTCGGCAATTTTTGGCATAAGCATATTAATCTCTTTGTTAGTTAATTGGAACGTTGACAACTGTGCCTGCGCTCCTACAATCATTTCATCGCCGAACACTCCAATTCCTTGAATTCTACTTGCCTCTGCCTGGAACTCATTAAATACTTTATCCATTGTTCCCTTATCATTCTTATAAGCCTGAACTATTTGTATATTTGATTTTAACTTAGTTGCATTTGTCATATCGGCTTTATAATCCTCAATAGAACTATTAACAAAGCCAATCGCCGCACTTATACTGAAAATTGCAGCTGCAGCTCCAGCCAGTTTTGCTATGTTACTTTTTAAAAAACCAAATTTTTCTCCTACTTTTTTAGCACTGTCACCAAGTTTTTTTATTCCATTTCTTAGACTATTAACAGTTCTAACTGGAAAACTGTTACTAACTACTGTTCTTATTTTATTGAAACCACTTGTTACTTTTGAAACACTGCCTTTCACTTTGATTAAAGCATTATTCAATTTTCCAACTGGTCCCGCTTTTATTTTAGTAGTCATTTGATTTAGTTTTTGTCCTGCTTTAACTGCTCCTTGTGCTACCTTTTGCAATTTTGAATTAATTTTTTTAATTGCATTATCCACAACTTTAATTCCGATTGTTATTTCCAGTTTATTCCCTTTTGCCATTGTCTCCCTCCTTTTCTCCAAAGTCTTTTATTGCCTGTAACCATTGAAAAAATGTTATATTATCCATTTCTAGAACAATCCTGGGATTTTTTATTTCATTTTTCACTATAAATTCCCATTTTTTATTAATGATAGGGTCTTCATAAAGTAATTCAGCTATTCTAGTATCATCTTCAATCTTCTCTTCGCATTCTCTTGCTGCTTTCCCATGATTTCAACAACCAGGCTTATTACTTCACCCAAAGCCTCCAGGTCATAATCGAAAAAATCAACTTTACGGGCTTCGTATGGCTTGTTAATAACTTTTGGTAACACTACCCTAGCAAAGGCATAAACATCATTATCAGCTACATATTTAACCAGCGATTGATTATAGAGTTGTTGATTTTTCATCCTTGTTATTTCAAAAACAACTTCTTTTGTATTACCCTCTTCATCTATATAAATATCCTGGGGAGGGGTAACGTATACCCCTTTACCATTCATTTTTACAATATTTTCAGTTTCTTTATTTTCCAGTTTACTTTCCATATTTTTCATTTTTTATTTCCTCCTAAACATTTTCAGTATATTTTGCACATTGCACAGTAAATTCAACATCTATATCTTTAGTATTGTTTTTACGCTCTGCACCTTTCTGTATGGATACTCCTTGTCCAATACCTGATATCTTGTTGTCTCCTGAATCATCTATATATGTAAGCGTCCCAAGGTTTCCGCCGTTGTTTCTTTCACATCTAGTTAAGAAAATATCGTCATCACTTCCCTTTGTTGTGACAATCTTTATTTCTCTTTTTGTGACCCTTGTCTTTATAGTGCTTACATTTCCTTTAATATCAGGGTCTGTCATTGTGTGACTGTCTTCTGTAGCTGACACTGTTATTTCTCTCGCCTCTTTAATTAAGTGTGTCCCTACACCATTTAACGTTATCGTAAGATCAACCTTACTCAAATCTTTTGATTTATCTAAAAAACCCATTATTTACCTCCTATTTCTGTAACGGCTCATCATGCCATACAAGCTCAATATCTATTTCTTCAACCTCTGTTGTAATTGTAAAATCAATTTTTACATTTCTTAAATTTCTCTTGATATAGTCATCAACAGTCAATCCTGTTTGCGGCGAAGTATCCTCTATACTAGGAACAGTAACTTTAAATAAATAATCTTTGTTATTGTCCTTTGCAACTGCTCCCTGTTTTCCCATTTCGACCATTACTCTAATTAGGACATCTTCGACAGTTGGTATACCCTCTCCGTCCATTGTTGTATTTTTTTGCATAATAAGTAATCTTGTTAAATTCACATCAATAGTATGGACAATAGCATCAATTTTAATTGTTTGGTCCGCATGCGTTATTCCGTCTGCACACCAAGACGCATTTGTTACAGCATTAAATCCGACTCTGCTTTCTGTGTAGTTTATAAAGTTTTCTTCAAGTTTTGACTGCTTAGTGCTATCGTTACAGCTAGGCTCTACACCTAAAATTCTTCTATCAGACCAACGTCCATTTATTCCTTGAACAAACGTCCATGCTGGCAGTCCGAATACATCAAGATTATCTTTTCCCTCTGTTCCGAACAGATAATATATCCTTTTACTTTCTTTTAGATTTGTTGGTGTTTTGTCGCCGTCTGTATTTATAACAACAGCAAATTTCCCTAATCTTGTCAGATATTTAGATAATGCAGCAATAAATGTCTTGTCATAGAACGTGACAACTATTCCGTAAAATTCTCCCTCAGGCAATCCATTTAAAAAAGCTTCATTTGGAGTCGTTTTCCCTGCACAATACCATTCTGTAGGCTGTAACCTATTCCCGTCAAAATCTTCCTGGGATAAAAAAGTATTAATCCCTTTATACATAAGGGAAGTGCTGCCATAATCCGTTTCAACCTCTTTCAAGGTTGTGTATTTTTTATAATCTTTGTCGGCATCTTTTGTAATAAATAATATTTTACTAAAATCGCCCAATAATAGTGGCTTTTTTGGTCTTGTAACCACTACCCTAATTTTTCTTCTAGCCATTCTTTACCTCCGTTTTAACATCTATATCTTTAATTAATTGTCTTGTTCTTATGCTTAATTCTCTCCAGTTCATCTGTAAATCAAAGCCAAACCTGTAAACATATTGGCTCCCCTCTAAAAATGTTCTGTCGGTTATTTCTATATTGTCACTTGTTAATCCAAAGCCATTTCGTACAAAATCGTACCTATTTTTAAAGAGAATTATGTCAGCCATAGCTTGAGCCATCTCCTCCGCTTTCTTTTGCGTAGTGGCATAGAAATCAAGCTGAAAGTACGCCTCTACCAATCTAGCCGTCTGTTCTTTTATATAATCATCTGTTTTTTCTATTATCCTTGAGCCACTGTAAGCATTCTTTGTCAAGCTTATAGTGTGCATTACAGCACATTCAGACGGTATTTTTGCAACAAAGTCATCTCTAATTACTTGATAATCCGCAAACTTTGCCATTAGTAGCCTTAACTTTTCATTTTTATTCATCTTTCAGCCTTTCTATGTAATAAATCCTTAATTCATCATGTTTCATATATTCACGCCCTGTTTTTACAATGTAGCTTTTACCGTCAAATTCTACTGTTGATTTTAATTCGATATCCCTGTAACAGTATATTTTTTTAATATCCAAAGTAATATTTATTCCCTGTTCCGTTAAAAAGTTTACATCGTGTCGTCCCAGGTTAAAAACTGCTCCATTAAATTCTTCTGCTACTAATTTTTCAACTAGCTCGCTATTTTCCCAGACGCTATCTTTTTTTATGATCCTACAAGGATTAAAAAAACGACTAGGGATAAATGTTTTGTGTGCCATTTTACACCCCCACAATTTCATAACTTATTGAATTATATAGAGAGTGAGTATCCATTAACGGCTTACTACTGTTCTTTTTCTTTATTGTATAAGAATGATTAGGCTTAAATCCGTATGTTCTGATTTTATCCTTTATTCTTTTAACAACAAAATTTCCAATATTTTCGTAGTACTGCAACCCTGTAATTTCTCCGTTAACAACTTTATTAATTTCCTCACTCATAAAATCCATTATTTCCTTTTGTGCCTTAGAAGTGGCAACAGACAACCTGAAAAAAGGTCTAGGCGGTATGTGTCTATTTCCTTTTTTGCTTATAGTTCCGTATTCATTATAAATAGCATATTCCTGTATTAGAGCAATTTCATTTTTCATTTCTCCTGCTCCATTCTTGCCTAGAACTCCAACTTTGACAGCATGACTTTTAATATAATCCAATTCTTTTTGCAGCTCTTTAATACCGTCCAATTGCATATTTAAACTAACTGACATATATTAACCTCGCTATGTTATTCAACTTATCGTTCCTAGTTGTCAGCATATCTCTCATTGAATAAGCTATGTCATCTATCTTGTAACTTGTATATTTACTTATTTCTTCATCAAAGCTATTTATAAAGTCATCTACAAGTCCAACAATTTCAAATTTAAGCCAGTCAGGAAGTTCTTTATATCCTGCTGTATAAGTTATTTCAACCTCTTCAGTTCTCATACAGCAAGGACATTCTCTAAACTTCGGAAACTCAATATAATTCATTCCTTTTCTCCATTGTTCTTCCTTGTTGACTTTTTTTATTTCATTCACAGGTCTGTGACTTAAATATATTGTTTTCCTGTATTCCTTTATTTCAATAACTTCATGTTCTTCAAGATTGTATCCAAGTATATTTTCAATGTGACTGACAACTGCCTTTAACAAAGTTTCAACCTTAGCTAATTCTTCATCAGCTAAGGTCTTACCCGTTATTTTTTTATAGTCTTCTATTGTGATTAACATTCAAATCACCTCTATTTTACTTTCAGTACAGAGAACGCCTTAGGTCTTATTACTCCTCCACCTATTCTAATTCTTGTGTAATATTCTGTTGTTCTTTCGTTCACGTTTCTGTGTAGTTCCTGCTCAAATCCTTTTTTTAGATAGTAAGCATAACCTTTTTTAAAGTCGCAGAATACGGCTGGATATTTCCCAGTGTCTATGTCTTCAAGGAACTCTTCAACATATACTGGGTATCCATTGAATTTCATTGTTGCTCCCTCTATTATGTTCGCCCACAAAAATCTTCCATCGGCGTCTTTCCATAACTTCATTTCTTCATAGAGTTTAGGAGAAACAAAGTAAGCTGCCCCTTGTCTGTAACTTGCTTTCATTCCTGTTTCCAATTTAACCAAGTCATCAGCTGTTACTTTTTTAGTTGTTGCTGTTGTAATAGCCGCACCTGTTACCGCTGTGTTTGTCAAAAATCCCTCAATATACTGTTCTGTTGCAGCATTGTATGTTCCTTTTACAGTTAAATCAGATAATGTCTGTCCGAATTCTTCTGTTATTGCCTCTTTAAGTTCTCCTACCATGTCAAAAGCACTGTCCTGCACCAACTCATCAGTGATTGGATATCTAACTTGTCTATATCCTGCTCTTAATTCTTTATGAGTGTACGCCAAAGCTCCGTCTTGCGTATTCCCTTGACCCTCTTTAACGATTTGGTTAGCTGGAGTTATTTCATTTCTTATTGGTATCTTGATATAATCTCCGCTTCCTTGATAAATTTTTCCTTGCATTAAAAAATTTGAAACTTCTTTAGTTTCTTTCAGTATTTCATTTGACAATATAGTTGGAATTAATACTGTTGCCTGTCCTGTTCCTATTGCAGCTTTTTCTAATCCCTCAATGCTTTTATCTCCTGTTCTTAAATATTTTTCAAAAGCTTCATTCTGTGCCTTATTTATAGTTTCAGGATTTTCCATTCCTTTTTTCATTACTTCGTCTAATGCTCCAGCCATTTTTTCCATTTCTTCACTTGATTTATTAAGTTTTTCTTCCAATTCAGCTATTTTATTAGCTTTTTCTTCTAATTCTGTTAATTTTTGTCCTGCTTTTAAAATGTCTTCTGTGTTTTTGTTAATTCCTTTTTCTAGATTTTCTAAATTCATATTTTCATCTCCTTTATCATTTTTAACTGTTGTTACTGTTGCTCCAGGTACTGCACCTTTAAGCACTACACTGCCCTCTATTACTTCTATTGCCTTTATTATCCTTACATCAACCTCTCCCTTATCTGTTTCCATTTTCCCATATTCACGTTCTTTGATATAACCGCCTACAGACATGTTGTAGTTTGCTCCCTGCAACATCATTGAGTACACCTTTTGAGCGTCTGCATTTAACGGATTACCATTTTCATCAATTCCTAAATCTAACTGGGCTCTGAATTTTAAGTTTCCGTTTTCATCCTGGAATACTTTTAATGTTCCCAATTCTTTTTCCCAGTTGTGCATATGAAGTAAGAAATATGTTTTGTTTTTATCTACTTTATCTAAAGCTGATATATCAAATACATCTCCGTAGCTATCAATAACACTGTGTGTTATCAGCTGACCCTCTATCACGCCTTTTTCTTCACCGTCTTTTTTTAGAATTATGTCAATGCTTTTTTGAAATTTATCATCCATTATTACCTCCTTATACTAATTCACAATGACAGTTAATTATTTCGCCAACATCTGCCTCTGGATCATGCGGATGTTTTAGTCCACAACTAAAAACTTCATCTGCTTTTATTGTTTCTCCGTCGCATGCCAAATGACTTTCCCTATCAGTTTTCCCACCGCCAACGTGCCACCAGGTTTTGTCAAATCCTGCAGCCTCTAGTCCGTTGTGATACGTTACTGTGCTTGTCTGTGCTGTTTCTGTCCTTGCTATCCTTAAAGCTCTGTCCTTAGACATATTTTTGACAGATTTCTCAATATCTTTAGCTATTGCTTTGATATTTTTACCCTCTGCCTGTCCTTTAGTTATTATTTTGTTGATTACTTTTTTAGTTTTATCACTTATGTTAGTCACTTTTTCGGCGACTACTTGCTTACTGTATTGTTCCAGTGTTTTATTTCTGACAACAGGGATAAGCTTTTTATTTACTCCTCTTGCCGTTTGCAAGAATTTAGCTGTTTCTGTCACGCTTTCCTTAATACCGACTTTAAATACAGCAATAAGCTCTTTTTTAAATGTTTCATATGTCAGTAAACTTATAAATTCTTTCGTTTCATCGACACCTCTTCCAAGTTTTAAGAAAACTTTCTTAATCCTGCTGTACTGTTTTGATGTGAGCTTATTTCTCATTTTTAACTGTTTCTTTGCTATCTGTTTTGCCGTTTTCTTATTCAGTGTCTTCAATATTATCACCTTCTTCTAAAGGCTTAACTGGTTCTAATGCCTCACTTAACGGTGTCACTATTCCGCTTATAAGTATCTCATCGCCACCCTCTACGGCAGGATATTCTAATTCTGCCCGTTTTTCATTTATAGTTAAGTAACTTAAGCCATTAAGTAAGTTCATTATTTCAGTTTTATTTTTTTTCAAGACTTCGACTTTGCTACTGTCAATGTCTATGTACTCGCCTTTTTCCAGCTTATCGCTTAATATTGTTGTGAGATGTTTGGCTATCTGTGTAGCTAACGGCAGTATATTTTCAGTATAAAGGTCTTGCTTAGCCTCTTTATAATTACTAAATTTGTTGTTTGTTCTGTCGCCTATAAGGATTGACGGAACATTCATAACGGATGCCGTTATATTTCTGATTTCATCCATTGCCTGTAAGAAATCAAATTCTTTAGGGCTAAAATCCCCATTCCTTATTTCAACATTTTCTCCGTCTAATATTAAAGGTTCTCCAACAGCTTTTGCTCCCGAATTCTCTATAATGTACTCTTTAAGCTCTTTTTTCTTTTGCGGATTAAGAAAATCTTTAAAGAGTGCAACCAGTTCCCGTTTTCCCCCATTTTTCAAAACATTGTTATTCCATTTAGTGATATAACAATAATAATCGTGTAGCATTGACAACGCCTGTATTTTACTTATTCCTCTGCCTACTCCTGCAATGCTGTCATATATATTTACGCCCTTTATATAATGGAACTGTTTCAGTTCCTCGCCTTTGTATTCCCGCATATTTACCCATATACTTTTAATTCCGTTAAGTACGTTGCTTGAATCGTATTCAACTGTATAAGTTCCTCTTTTAAAGAGTATCAATTCTGACTTTGTAAATAAGTCAATACGCATTACCAGCAATTCGCCGAACAAAATATAATAAAGGGCAAAATAACTGATAAACTGGTCTATATTTAATAATGGATTAGGCTTTTCTAATGTTCTGCTCACATAACTGTCTTTAATTTCCTTTACGTTATCGTTATAGCCTTTTTTATATGCTCCCCATTCCAAGTTTTGCAGTGCCTCATTTATTCTAGTTATCGCTGCACTTGTAAAGGGATTTTTATACAGTTCTTTTAAAAAACGTTCGTTATTTTCTTCGTATGCCCAATCAAAAGACTGGATATATTCTGCTAATGTGAGGGGCGGTTGCCTTTTATTTTTCCTTAAAAATTTAAACATTTATTCCTCCTCTCTTTTGTAATGATGTTTATCAAATATATACGGTGTGTATTTATTAAGCCCGTACTTTATTGCGTCAAATGTATGGGGGTCGATATTAAATGGCTTGTTTGTTTTTGGATTTTTTGCAATAATGCCATCTTTATTCAAATGCCACTTCATCATTGTTAATTCCCTGTAAGTGTTAGGGCATTTAACAGGATCTATAAAAATATTATCGAAGTTCTGCAGCTTCTTTACTCCAGCCTTGCTTATATCAGGTGTCTTTTTAGCCCCTGATATGCTTAGATTATTCATTTTATAAAACCTTATTGTTTTTGGCTCCGCACTATCGGCATACACCACTTCGCCCTCGGCTATTAATTGCTTTATGATATCCATTTCAAGCATTTCTGTATCTGTTATTTCTTTGCCGTAAAATTCATCGTATATATAAAGATTGTTGTTTTCTTCATCTATTGCAAGCCTCACTATTGCGTTGTAAGACTTGGCAAAACCAAAGTCAAATCCAGTATAAAGATTATATAAGTTCTTAACCACTAACATTATTTGCTCCTGGTTAAGCTGGACAATATTATTAAGTATTTTTTCTCCGCTACTGCCAAAATGCCCCAGTTTCTTTATAGCCCTTTGAAACTCATCCTTTTCATTTTCAAGCTCTGCTATAAAGTTTTTATCCAGAAACTTATTATCTTTATAATTGCTGTGGTGCAGGTAAATATTTTCAATGTTCACATCTCCACTTTCCAGTTTGGTAATGTCTTCTATTTTTATGATCCGTTTATTGTATAAGTCGTTAATATCCATCTCAACCTTTGACAATGTTTCTGTAAGCCATTTATAAGTCCATGTATCTAACTCATTAGGATTAGTTGTTATAATTAAAATATTCCTGTTTTTCTGCGTTCTCAAACGGCTTTTAAGTTCTTTAAATGTCTTATAGTCAATTTCATCAGCCTCTTCAATCCATATAGTGTCTATATCTCTTATAGATTTTATTTTTTTTGCTTTATCCAGCCCCTTAAAAATAAATTTACTGCCATTTCTACGGCAGATTATTTCCATAGGACTTTTATTGATTTTAAAAAATTCATCTAAGCCTAAATCATTTATTATTTCCACTATATCGGCAAAACAGCTCTCTTTTAACGTATCCTTTACCTGCCGAGTTACCAGTATTTTTCTTTTTTCCTGGAGCGATAACAGGACTGTTTTAAAAGCCGTGTTGTATGATTTACTACTACCATAACCGCCTAATTCAAAATAAATGTTATGCTTATCATCAAGAACAAAATCTTTAAAATGTTCATTTATATTTACGTTGATATCCATGCTATACCCCTTTAATAGTTATGCTTATGTTTTCGTCTTTTATATCGTCCCTGTTTTTAGCTTTTTCTGTTTCTATCTTTTCAAGCTGTATTTCTTCATCAGTTAAAGCCTTGTCTATTTCCAGCAGTTCATACGATGTTAAAAGCTTTCCGGTCTTTTTGAGTTCGTTTTCCATTTTTTTGATAATGTCGAACTGCTTTTCCAAAGCCTGTAAATCCTTTACATTTGCTTTTCCATCTTTCGACTTGTTGATAGTTGTTATTATTATGTTCTTTTTTACTTTAGACATGCTCATAAGCATTTCTTTTAAATTAGGGTACACATCGGCAATTATTTCATCTGTCATTTTCTCCGTACGTTCAAGCATTGCCATTCTTACACTTTCACGTTTCTTATAATAAGTTCTTTCGCATATTGAGTGCTTTTGTATAATTTGCTCTTTTGGAAGATTTCTCATAATATCTTCTTTAATTTCAAAATCTTTATCGAACACAACCTTTTTTTTTGGTTGTTTTTTCTTTTTGCTGGTTGTTCCTCTTTTGGTTGTGGTGTTCTCTTTTTTTTTAATCCACTTCTCTTTATAGCTCCAGCCTTTTATCGTATTTAATTTGATGTTATACTTTTTAGATAAAACACTCATGCTGGTTCCGTTTTCATATTCGGTTTTTATTAACAACTTTATGTCTTCATTGCTCATGCTCCTATCTCCATTTATTCATCTTCATTTTCTTTTAAATCCTCTTCACTATAAAATTCTTTAAAATGATTTTTTATCTGTGTTACATCGCCCTTATAAAAAATCAATATATTCTGATGTATCTTAGTTATTTTTCTGCTTATGTTAAATGCTCTGCCAGCTCTTATAGCTGCACTTCCGACTGGTTCTCTGTAAATCACCTGATTGTAGTAATTAAGCCCAGCTTTTTCAAATGCTTCTATGGTATCGCCTACAAAGTCTATTAACTTTCCTTTCTTATCCCTTACATCTCCAACAACAAATATTGCGAATCTGTTTTCTTTTAATTTGTTGCAGTGATTTTTAATTATCCTGTTGTACTTATCTTTAAATTCTTCATATTCCATATTAGATAAGTCGTTTTCATTGTCACTGTATACTTCTAAATCTAAGTATGGAGGGCAGCTGAATATTAAATCCTGTGTGCTGTCTTCGATATATTTATCTACATTCTCACTGTCATCTGTTATGAAATTAGGGGATATTTTTAATTCCTTTGCCTGTGTCTTGTTCTGTTCTGTCTGCTCTTCCCTTATGTCAAATCCTGTATATTTAAATCCCAGCAGTTCAGCAACAGCACCACGCACACACCCCCCCGAAAATGGATCAAGCACCTTTATTTCCTTGCTTTGTGGGGTATACCATTTATAGAATACTTCACATATTGCACCGTCAAAAACGCTTGTTCCATAATTCTGCCCTATAAGGCTTTTATCTCTTCCCTTGCTGCTATCAAAAAGTTCTTTCCATTTGTTTTTAATGTCCAACCACGGACTTTTATTTGCGTCTATAATGGAAAAAGGCGGTATTATGAACTTGCTTTCCAGGTTGCCTTTTTGCTCCTCTGTTGCAGCTCCATATTTATCCGTCAATAATTCCTCTTCTATTTCCATTATTTCCTGTAGCTCTATTTCATCGAATCCTAGTAATGATGTGTCGAAATCTACGCTTTCAAGCTCTTCTATTTCCTGTCTTAATATTTCTATGTTAAAACCTGTATTCAATGTATACTGATTATCAACTATCATATACGCTTTTTTATCTTCTTCTGTTAAATCTGTATGCCTTACTACTTGCACATCACTATAACCTAGTTTTTTTAAAGCCATATATCTTCCATGTCCTGCTAGGATCATGTTATTTTCATCAACTACAATCGGACTTCTATATCCTATTTTCTTTATAGTTTCAGATAATTTTTCTATCTGCCAGCTAGGATGTTCTTTAGCATTATTCTCGTACATTTTTATTTTATCTATGCTAACTTTTTCTATTTTCATGTTATCCCTCTCTTTTAAATTCTTTCCCACCAACCCAACCGCTCCTTGTTAATCAATGAGCCCATATATATAAAAATCAGAAGGAGGCTAAATAAAAAAGCCGACCTATAAATAGACCTTTTCTAGTCTAAATATAAATCGGCTCATTAAGTACTATAACTATTGCCTTTTATTCAATTCTTTCTAATTCAAAAAACTTTCTTTTATATTTACAGTCCTTGTAAATTATGGTAGCTTTAATCTCACCTTTCTGTTTTTTGAGTTTTAGTAATTCTATCATGTAATAATACAAATTTTTGTCGTTTTCTATTTCTTTTATCTGCTCTTTAGTAAGCATTTTATCACCCTCTTATTATACCATATTCACATCGTTTTTACAAATAAAAATACCCGTTTTTATTCCGTTTTTTCTTTGTTTTTATTCAGTTTTTCTAATTCTTTGCAAAAAATTTCCTGAATTTTTTTTAGTTTTTCATTTAATTTTTGTATTGCAGTTGCTACTCCTGAAAAATCAGCCATTTTTCCTCCTAAAATATGTTAATATATAGTACAATTATATAGTAACAAACTTAATTATTCAATTGTCATTGTACTTTTATTTTAATTAAAAATTTTCTCTTATAAAGTCATCTAGTAGCAAGGCAAAAAAGCTGAAACTATAAAGTGAATAATAAATTATTAGACCCCATTCAATCCTATAACTATTCCATCTGCCCGTTCTTTTGTACTCACTTATTTTTGTTATTGTTCTTCCTGTTGTCAGAATTGCAAAAACTATTGCAAATCCTAGCAAATATATTTTTAAAAATTTCATTTTTATTCCTCCTCGTTGTCTTCTAACCATTTTAACATCTCAAATTGTCCTCTTAAATAATGCCATTGCTGGCTGTTGATTTCTACATATTTTATTTTTTTCTCCAACTCATATCGTTTTTCTTTTATTTCTTCCTTTGTTCTCATTTCACCCCCTTATAACCCTGAAAATGACTTTTATAAACCTTTTTCAACTCTTTTAATTCTTCCTCTGTTTTAATTTCAAAAGGTTCTATATAAAGTTCATTTAATTTCCTCATTAATTTATTTCTGCCTCCGCCTACTCCGTGATCGACCCCTATATGCCATTCAACACACAATGGCAAATAAGTATTGCCAATACCTTTGTCATGTTTATATCCGCCCATTGCTCCAGCACTTTTTGAAATATGTGCCAATTGTGCATCAGGTTTTCCTGTAATAACACATATACGCTTTTTTAACATCCACCATACCCAACGCCTGTTGTCTTGTTGTCTATACAGCTGGTGCATTTCTGCCCACATTGGTATATCATTCTGCATGAAATAGTCAAACAGAAAATTTGTGAATGCTATTGCCTCGGTGTTTTTCATCATTTTAATCGCTAAGCTGAATACTCCCTCAAGTTTAATGAAAAGCAGCTGTATTTCTTCTGTCACAAAATCCATCAAATCATCTACCAGGACATTTGCTTTTGTTTTGTTTGTATATTTTTTATCCAGCAGTTCTTCAATTCTTCCTTTAAGTTTTTCTTCCAGATCTGCAAAAGGTTTATAACCTTTTACATTTTTCCCTGACGCTTTTATATAAAGTTTTTTAAGATGTTCTTTTGATAAAAATTTAAAGTAATCAGAAACGCTTGGTTTGTCCTTGCTACTTACCCAGTTTATTTCCACATCAGCCAAATAATAAGCGTAACAATCAATAAACCAATATATTAGTTTCTGGTTTTCTCTTGACATATACTTCATAAGCTACACCTTAAATTTCCCTTTTCTCCATTTGTGACGCATATCCATAAATGCCACACGCCTCTTTTCTTTTGTTTCTTCGCGAGGCTCAAACATATTGTCTTTATTTTGTATTTCCTGTCTTGATTTCACAACGTTGTTTATTGAGTATTTATCATATATTTCTTTTGCCTTATATTTATCAATAATCCCGTCTTCCATTAACATTAGGCAAAATATCATTGTGTCAGGATTTTCCGTATCTCTAGTGACTGGATAATTATCTAGTATATCAATTACCCTTTTTTTCATTTCTCTTCTCGCCATGTTTCCTCCTCAAATAAGCTGTTAATGTTATATTTAAAGCTTATACGTTTCTTTTCCTGTTCCAGTAAAGTTCCTATTTCTTTAACTTCCGCTATATTTATACTTGCCTTTTTCGAGTTCTTATAATGCTCGTAAAATTTTCCAACAGGCACAGCATAAGTTTCTTCTAAATCTCTGAAATTTAGCACCATATAAGCCTTAACTCCGTTCTTTTCTGTTTCCTTTTGCAGATCATATAAAAATGTCATCTGCTCATCTACATTGCTTTTTATATTACTGAAAGCCATTGACTTTCCTAAAAAGGATTTAAGCTCAACAAGGACAAGTTGCCCGTCCTTGAAGAGTATAAAATCGCATAAGTTTCTATTTTTCAGCCTTACCATTTCGCCATTAGCTCCAGTCCTTGTACTCCCGTCTTTAAGCCTGTGCAGGAAAACATTTTCTCTGTCTATGCTTTTCTGAAAGTCATTTTCAAATCTTTTACCTGGATTAACTGCCATACTAAGATACCACCTCGGCATCTTCTATATTGTTACTTAGTTCAATTGTTGCTCCATATATTCCCTGTTTACCGTCCTTTGTTACAGTTATTTTTCCTGCTTTTATTAGCTCTGTAACAATTTCAGTACATTCTTTTGATTTGATATTAGTTTTTAGCTGTATATCCCTAGCTTGATAGTAGTAAGGTTGATTTTCTTCTATGAATTTTAAAATCTTGCTTTCTTTTTTTAGTTTCTCCTTTTCTAATTTCTTTAAATTTTTGTTTTCAGCAGCTTCGAACACGTCAGAGGTATCTTTTATAGTCTGCTCCTCTTTCTTTTCCGTGTCAGGCTGTTTCTTAAGTCTGTCGGCTTTATATTCAATTCTGTATGTTCCGTATTCCCCTTTTTCTATTCGGTCCACTGTACGGTTAATTTTGAATTTAACCATTTTTATTATTTTCTCTATCATTTCAGTTTTGAAAATGTTGGAATTATCAACTAATCCCTTTATTAAGTTTCTTATCATTTTTGTTTTATTGATTTGTAACGCTATAACAAAACAGTCTGCTATTTCCTCAATCATATTACTGTTGTCTTTATAAAAAGATTTTCTCCATGATCCGTGTGCCTCATGCAGTTCTTCAATCTCTTCATACAGTTTCAGCAATTGTTTCTCTGCACCAAAAAATCTTTTTATTTTTAACAGCTTTTCCCTGTCCTCGCTGTTAAGCAATAATTCCTTTACTGTTCCACCAAACAGTTTACTTGAATTGATGTCTTTTATGATTTTCTTCGCTATTTCATCAATCTGCTGCATGTTTTCAATGTCAGTTATTTCTAACATTTCAGACATTCTCTCTGTGAATTCCTGTTCTGTTACGTTTTCCCTCTGATTGTCGCTTAAAAAATTGTTGTATATGATATTTGATATTTTGTCATTTTGAAATTCAGCACTTAATTTTAAATCACTTCTTTTAAAAACAAACTGAACTTTCTTATCTTCTACACTCTTTTTTATTAATTTTGCTCCGTCCAAATTATAATTTGCTTTACATTCTCTAATCATGTAATCAACTATATTATTTTCTAACATATCTTACTCCTCCTGAATTTTTTATTTAAAATAACGAAATTTGGCTTTCACTTTCAATGATTTTTTCTATTCTTTCTGCCACTTTAGTCCACGATAACTGCACTTTTTCGGTGTTCGTTCCAGACCTTTTAGCAAATTCAATGCCTGTTGCAGTATAGAACATCATATCAACAAAATCCCCCCTTTGTGGCACTCCCCAGCCACCTTCTCCGTATATTTTTTTAATATATATTACCCTTTCATTTTTTGAGCTGTTTTTTTCAAAAAAGAATTTTATATTTTCAAAATGTTCTTTTTTTAATGCGTCATCTATATTTTTCCCTGTTATCATTTCTTTTCTCCAATCTTTTTGAGAATATCAATATTCTTTGTTAACTGCTGTAAAAGCTTTTTATCTTCTTTTTCCAGCTTTTTCATTTCTTTTTCTATTTCATCTCTACGCTGTTTTATAGCTTTGTTTTCCAGCTTTATTGTTTCTATTTTTTTAACTCTCATTTATCCTCCTAAAATATATTTTCCTTAAATCCATGTTCTTTTAACCAATTTTTTGAAAATTCTTTTTCTTTGTCTGTACAGTTTGGTAAATTACAAATACCTTTATGCACTCCTACCCAAAAAACTAAACTGTTTTCTGGAGTGTTTTTATTATATTTACGCATAAATGCTTTTATTTTATCCATATCATAAGTTAATAGTACCGCTTTTAGTTCGTCCTGATATTTACTCATTTTAACCTCCTATCAGTATTTTTTGATTATTTTTAATTAAATTCCCGTTTCCTATTCCCATGTTTGAATTTCCTATAAAATTTATATTTTTTGTGCTATTGCTGTTATCCGTAATTCCAAGGTAATAAGGATTTACATTGTACGGCAGTTCCCAGTATGCTTTATAAATTTTTGGAAATTCAAACGTCAGGAACTTATCAAAATCATCAACTAACATTTGGCATACTTCATGCCATCCGCCTAAGCTATCAACAACGGCATGTATTCCTTTGTCATCAAATTCTATTGATCCGTATGCACCATATTTTGATATAGCTTTTTTAAGTTTTTCCTTTGCTAAATTTATACGGACATTAATATCTGTTTCCGTTGTTCCCAGTGCATACTGTCTGATTTCTGCAGGCTGTGGAAAGTTTTTCCATACCCTGTTTTTTATCATTCTAGTAAATGATAAATTTATTTGTTCCAACGACAAATCAGAAAGCCCAGCAAAGTAAATATTTATTTTTTCTTTTGTCATATTGTCAGTTGGAAAAAAATCCAAAAACGGCTTAAATCCCTTATTAAACTCCTGCAATGTCATTATTTATACCTCCCAAATGTTTCAGCCAAGCTCTCTTCTGTGACTATAAAATCATTATTGCCAGCGGTTTTTTTAGCTATATTTTTGTTGTTTTTCCAACGCAAATAGTCCTCGAATTTATTGCTAAACAATGTCCTAGGTCTTAAATAAGTTTCCCATTCAGTGCCTGTCCAGGCTGTAACCATGTTGTCAATAACTGTTTTAAAATCTTCTAGCTTATAGCCGTCATTTTGACGGGCTTTTATATATTTCATTGTTTCTTTTGAACTAGGACTATATTTTTCATTTCCTGCTCTGCCAGTTTTTTCGTTAAGATAATCTGTTACGGCACTATATATATTTTTATTAATATTATTATTACTATATTCTTTCTTTAGTAGAATTCTTTCTTTAGTATGCAGTGGCTTTTCCACTTGTGGCTTTTCCACTTGTGGCTTTTCCACTTGTGGCTTTTCCACTTGTGGCTTTTCCACTTGTGGCTTTTCCACTGCCTTACTCATATAATCTACAATATTGTTTTTTTTTTTGTCTTCAAAAATGTAGTAATCCAATGTGCCGTCTGAATTTCTTTTCCTACTTATGTATCCAGCTTTTACTAACTCCTGTAAGCCGTATTTGACTGAATCTGTTCCATCTTTTGCATTTTTAGATATTTCTTTGATGTTAAATTTCCAGTCATCAGGTCTTGAAAGCATGTACAGCAATATTCCTTTTGCTTTCCAGGATATACTTTCATCAAGTATTAAATTATTATGTATAGTAGTAAAGTTTTCTTTTTTTACTATCGTCGTTTTCATTTTTCCACCTCTTGCATTACAGCACAACTAATGATATAATTGTGTTGTAATAATGATATGTGTTTGCACTCTTTGAGTGCTTTTTTTATTTGCTTTTTCCTAACTTTAAAAATAAATGTTTCAATTCCAGTTCTAGCAGTTTTGTAAAAAAATCTATTTCATCTTCATAAATTTCAGGATATTTTTCTTCTACAAGTTCCCTGACTTCCCTGCTAAGTTTTTTCAAATAGTCAAATCTATCTTTTGAGTTGTATATTTTTCTTTTAATGTTTCCACCTCCTTATTTTCATTTTTGCCATTTTGTAAACTGAAGTTTACAGATTATCCATTAAAAAAGCGACTATCCTTTCACAATTTTTTTTAGGATTTTCGCCTGTATTCATAGCTTTCCATAAACCAGCTTTTGTGTCATAAAATCCTCCCCTTGTGTTAGGTATTTTACCGCATACATCTTTAAATTTCAGTTTTTTCTTTTTCATGGCAATTACAAAATCATTATATTCCATTTTAATCACCTCAATTGAGTTATACCATATTTGTAAACTAAAGTCAACAAATAAAAAAAGAGCCTTAAAGACTCTTGTTTTTTTATAAAATTACTTCTGCCAGCTTTTGTTGTACCTCGAAAATAGGCGAGTACTTCCCAAAAGCAAAATCGCAAAGTAAAAATCCCGATGAACCAAATAAAGATAATTCAGCCTCGATATCAATAAGCCCTGCTGTTCTTATAGAAAAATGTTGTATTGATTTATAAGGTACACTTGTATAACTTCTCTTTTTCCCTGTCAATCCTTGAATATCAACAATAATCAACCTTTTACTTGTGAAAATCAGCAAATCTCTTATTCCCTGATAAGATTGTTCTATATTTTCTCCTGGGATTAAAATATGTTTTAAGACTTCCTCTGCATCTGAATTTTCAATTTTTGTTGCCCTTGTTGAAAAAGTATCCCTTACTTCGCCTACTTTTCTGCTTAAATTCTGTGCTGTTTCCATTCCACTTTTCACTTTGTCCAATATACCCATTGTTATCACTCCTTATTTTAAATTACCACTCTTTGTTGTAATACACTTTAACAAGTCTCCCGTTACAAGTCAATTCATTTTTATCTAAAACTATGATATCTTCATAATCTTTATTAAAAGAATGTAATCTCATTATATTTTGTTTGTCGTATATAAGTTGCTTAATAAAAGTTTCTTCCTTATAAGTGAAAACATATACTTTATCTTTAATTAATTCTCCATAATTTGGATTTATTAATGCAGTTGATCCGTTCGGAATGTTTCCATCATCACCAACCATGCTTTTTCCAACTACTTTTACTCCAAAAAATCCCTCTTTATAATCTTCCTCAGGAATTAAGAAATCTCCTATTTCAACATCTAAATTGATAAAACCATTCCCCGCACTTGCTTGTCCATATAACAATATTCTTTTCATTGTATCTTTTTCCCTTAATTTCATTATTCTGTTCAGTTCTTTTAAATCTATCCCAGCCAACTCAAAAGCATTATTGAAATCTAATTTATATAGTTTTACAAATTCTTTTAAGTTCCTGATGTCAATATTTAATACTTTACCAGCCTCAATTTTAGCAATTGCGGTATGTGTTAATTTTATGCCATTTTTAAAAAAATAGTCTTCTACATTCCTTAAAGATAACCCCCTCTTTTCTCTGTTTTCCCTTAAAATTTTTCCTAATTTTTTTATATTATTTTCTTTTTCTGCTATTTTATCCATAATGACACCTCTTTTCTTATTGATATTATATCCTATTTTGGAAACTTTGGTTAACATTTTTCAAAAAATAAGTTGACTTTAGTTTACAAATATGGTATAACATTATCACAAAGGAACAACACCTTTTATTTTTTTAAAAGATCTGTAAACTTTGGTTTACAGATAGAATATGTAGAATATTATATTAAAAGGAGAGTGGAAAACATGAAAATGACAGATAAAATAAAGGACTTTTTAAATAATGAGGAAATGGAAAAAAGAATAGAATACTCTGCCAGCAACAGATACAGAGAATTTTATACAAACGGATATGGTGTTTCGATAGTTCCAGACATTGACAATTCAATGCTTTTCGAAGTTGCTGTATTGATTGGCTCAGAAACTGATTATGATATTTGTTATGAAACTGCGATAACAGATGACGTAATAAAAGGGTTAACAATTTTACAAGCTCATGAAATAGCAAAACAAATTTCAGAGCTTGATCCTGGGGCAACTGAAAAATTAAATTAATGTTTTATCAAGCTTATAAGCAATTGTAGGCTTGAGTAAAATCTTAATTTTAAAAATATTTTTAATCGGTATCTAAAGCATATCGAAGTAATAAAAGGCTTATAAATATCATTTCTAAAGTTAAAAATTGCTGATTAAGAATATGCAGGAGGAGAATATGAAAAATAAAATAAAAATAGCGGTAATGGTTATTTTAACAATATGGGGACAATTTGAGGCTGTAAAAGAAAACGGATACTGGGGAATAGGTGGAAATATATTAATGCCGTTTCTTTGTTACTTAATGTTTTGGACTTTGCCGTTTTTCGTTAAGCATTTTATCGCAGAATTTAAAAAAATGAATTAGGAGGTTTTTTATGGGATTGAAAATATTAACTTTTCCATTAAGGGAAAAAGTTATTGAAAGACATCTTTACAGCTTAGCGAATGTTTTATTTAGAAATATAGAAGACGCAGAAAGAGCTAAAGATTTTTTAAACACAGGTACAAGCTACAAAATTGATGAAAATTACGGATTATATACAGAGGGCGGAGTTTATTTGGGACATGTTGTTCTAATCGATGAAACAAATAAAAAAGAAATGGCTGGACTTTTTAAAATAACTTACAGCGGGAAAATAATTAACTGTTAAAAGGAGAAAAAAATGACAGAAGAAGAAAAAAAGGAGTTAAAAGAACTTGTTGCAGATATTATTTTAAATGACCTTGAAAAAGGGAAACTGACAGCAGATGATAATTATGACATTAACTATACAGTAGAATACTTAAACTCAATTATTTTGGAGCTTTTGCTGGACGGATACACAACGAAAGAAGTAATGTACATGCAAGAAGTTTTTGAAAACTTTACAATGGAGCAGGATATAACTGTAAGTGATACAGTTGAATTTGAAACAAAAGGCGGTGGTAAAGACTGGTACGAGATTAACGAAAGGATAGAAACAGTTGTGCTGGCAACTAAAAAAGTAGGCTAAAAAAGGACTTAGCATAGCTAAGCCCTCACACAAGAATTAAATTATATCAGATTATAAAAATAAAAACAAGGGAGTGAAAATATGGAAAAAACTAAAAGTATAGCTGAAGATATTTTAATAATAATGAACATTGAAAGAACGGAAGAATATTTTAAAAACATTGAAAACAACGACTGGTTTATTTGTGGAATGCTGTTAGACCGTTGTAAAGAACTAGTAAAAAAATCAGGCTTAGATACTTATAAAAAAATTATATTAAATTTCAAGATTGAAAGCATACAAAAAAAATACAATGGATATCTTGTAAAAAATAACGATAAAATTAATAAGGAATTTGAAAAAGTAATAAAGGAAATAGCAGGATGTGATATAGATGCTTAATGAGAAAATAATAAAAATAAAAAATAAGTTCTATGAAACAGCAATAAAGAAAAATGGTAAAAACTCTTTTCAAGGATTTGAATATTTTGAACTAAAAGATTTTTTACCTGATCTTGTTAAATTAATGGCAGAGGAAGAAGTAAACGATATATTTACTATAAAAGATGAATACGCAACACTTAAATTAATACATAAGAATGAAACAAATGAGTATACAATACCTTTTGTGATGTTCGATGTTCCACTGAATAAGCACGGAAAGGACAGCATGCAAAAAATACAATATCTAGGAGCATTAAGCACTTACTATAAAAGATATTTATATATGAATGCTTTCAGCATTACTGAAAACGATAAAATTGACGCTATGAACAACGATGAGTTGAATACTGCACCTGAAAGTTCTAAAAATAAAACTGAAAAGAAATCACAGAAAAAATACACAGAAAAAGAAATAAGGGAAAAAAGCATAGAAATAATATCAAAATACGAGGAATTTTTTAAAAAAGAAGTAAATGATTTAACTGAAAAAGGAGCTTTCCAGCTTGAAGACGTTCCAACTGACAATCTAAAAAAACTTGCAGCTTTTATGAAAGATAAAATCAAAAATGATAAAGATTTGCAGGAAGTAATTAGAAAGAAAGGAGCGTAATATGAATAATGTTGTTTTAATCGGTCGACTAACAAAAGACCCTGAGCTTAAGTACTCACAAGCAGGGAAAGCTTACTGTAGATTTACAGTTGCTATAAACAGAGAGTTCAACAGAGAAGAGGCAGATTTTATAAACTGCCTTGCATTTGGAAAAACAGCTGAAACAATAGCCGAGTGGCTGGGAAAAGGTCGAAGAATAGCCCTGCAGGGCAGAATACAGACAGGTAGTTACCAAAACAGTAACGGAGATACTGTCTATACAACGGAAGTTGTTGCAGATAGATTTGAATTTGTAGACAGTGCTAGAAGTGAAACAAGCAAAAATCAATCTTACAGCAATAATGATGATGTCTTAGATGATAATGATGACTTTCCATTTTAATTAAATAAACAGGAGGATAAAAAATGAATGATTTAAGTGTAATAAAATATGAAATAAAAGAAATAAACAGCATAGCAAACTTTTTAAATAGTGAAAATAACGAACTGGATCAGGAGACAATAAACGACACAAAAGAAAGTATAAAATACTTGCTGGTAGAAAAATCTGAACAGCTGGAATTGATTTTAAAGGAACAGGAAATGAAAGAGGAAAAATGTAAAGAAATATCAAGATATTACGCAGAAAAAGCAAGAGAAACAAAAGAAAAAAAAGACGCTTTAAAAAGAATAATAATGGAAAGCATGGATAATTTAGGAGTTAAAAAAATAGAAACAGCAACAGGGACTTTCACAATTAGACAAAATTCACCTGCAGTAGTTATCGAAGATGAAAGTGTTATTCCAGGGATTTTTAAAACTCTTATACAGGAGGAAAAAATAGAAAAAGCTAAAATAAAAAAAGCTTTAAAAGACGGAATAGAAGTGCAGGGAGTAAGATTGGAAAGTTCGAAAAGTTTATTGATAAAATAAGGAGGAGAAAGAATAATGGAAAAAGAAACAATACTTGAGATTGAATTCCAGCCTGTTTTTGACAAATGGGCTTGGAGAGTTACGAAAAATAAATTAGATCCTGGATTTGAATTTGAATATTTAAAAAATAGTAACGCAAATATAATAAGAGTATGTTTTGAATTTTATGTAGATGAGAATTATTTGTTAAGTGCTTTTGAAAAAGAAAAATTAGAAAAATTAATAAAAGCCATCAATGAAAAGTATGGAATTAAAAAGAGATGGAGAGCAGAACTTGGTGGAGTTTATTATTGCATAAATGAACCTTTCGGAATAACTTGGTATATAGATGGCTATACCGATGCTAGTAACAAAAAATATGAGAATGGAAATTATTTTAAAACAAAAGCAGAAGCATTGGAATATGCTGAATATATGAAACAGAAAAGCCTTGAATGGCACGAAAAGATGGATAATAATGGCTAGAAAATTTATAAATGAAAAAGGATTTACAGTCTATGAAATGACTGGATCTGAAACTATGGAATTTGGCGGATATGGGATATGTGATTACTGTAATGAGGGAACTGTAAAAGGTTACCTCATACCAGTACTTAATCATTATTACTGTGAAAAATGTTATAATAATTGGCTGGAAAGAGCGGAATATTACGAAGAAGATAGATGGTTTGAAGAAAGAAAAATAGAATACTATGACAGTATACTATTTGCCAGCAACTAAGGAGGAACTATGAACATAGATAAATTAAAAGGTAAAATAAAAGAAAATAGATTTAATTATGATACTTTAGCGAAAAAATTGAATATAGGCTATTCTACAATAAAAGCTAAAGTGAATGGAAAATCAGCATTTAATCAGCCTGAAATGGTACTAATAAGAAAACATTTAAGACTGTCCGATGCAGAAACTATTGATATTTTTTTCTAAATGAAAGTGTGATGAAATAGAAAAAGAGAGCTAAAAGCTCCCTTGTCCGCAATTTTATTTTATCACACTTATTTTTAAAAAGGAAGTGTGATATTATGCGAAAAAGAAGAAAACGCGAAAACGGAAGTGGAACTATTACTTTTTTAAAAGGGAATTTAAGAAAGCCTTACTGGGCAAGAGCAGGCAGAGAGAGAAAAACATTAGGAACTTTTGAAACATATAAAGCTGCAGAAAAAGCATTGAATGAATATAATCTTAATCCTTATGACATCGACAGTTCTGCAATGAATTTCAAGGAACTGTGTGAAGTATTTCTGAAAAATAAAAAAGATACAGTAAGCGAAAATACATATAAGGCTTACAGCTTTAAAATGAAACACTGTGAGGCTTTGGATTATATGCTAATTAAAGAAATAAAAGCTCCACATATTCAAGATTTAATCAATAAATTAAATCTGTCATCAGGGAGCAAAAGAGAAATAAAAAGCTTTTTAGTAATGGTCTTTGACTTTGCTGTACAGATGGAATACATTCCTTTGAATAGAGCAAAAGCTGTAAAAATAGGAAAACATGTTCCAGTAAAGAATAAAGAAATATTTTCGGTCGAAGAGATTAAAAGGCTATGGGAAAATAAAAATCTATATAGTGCTAAAATGGTATTATTTATGATTTATACAGGACTAAGGATAGGAGAACTGGCTAATCTTAAAAAGGAAAATATAGATTTGATAAATGGAGTGATTAGAAATACAGGGAATAAAACTGAAAAATCAAAGCACAGGATCATACCACTTCATAACGACATTTTGGAAATAACAAAGGAAATACTAGAACGGTCAAATAATGATTATTTTATATGTATCAAGCATAAAAGACCGACTGAAAAGCACAAAAATACGCCTAATAGCGTTCAGACAATAAGAGTACATTTTTTGGACTTAATGAAGAGTTTAGGAATGAGCCACGTTCCGCACGATACAAGAGGAACTCTTGCAAGTATTTTAGACAGAAACGGAGCGAGTGAGACTGTAATAACTGACATTTTAGGACATGCTGACTATAAGACTACAAAAGATTATTACATCGTAAATGATGAAAAGACAATAAAGGACACAATAAATAATATTAAGATATTAAATTAAGCACTCTTTCGAGTGCTTTTTTTGTTATTTGAAAAAATTCCTAAAAAATGAAAAACAGTTGTTTTTTAAAATAGTAATGCAGGCTTATCAATTAATATAAAAACAATCATTATATGCTTAACCAATTGTTAACCAATTAAAAGCTAAAATACTAGACTTTTAGTGTTATTTTTTGTACTTTTTGTAAATAACAACCATTTTATTAACATCGGCAAAATGGTATCAAGCCCAGAAATAAAGGGATACAAAAAAGCCGACGCTGTGGATACGCCGACTTATTTGCTTTTTGGAGAGAAAATCAACTCGTGAAAATTGATTTATTTTAGTTATATATAATATAGCTAAAATCACATTGTTATATGTTTCCCGTCTTTAAATAGACTTATTTATAATAAATATCTTACATTCTATTTAATAAATATTCATTTCATCTTTTTCGTACTTTTCAATAGCTAAATATGCATTTTTGAATTTCAAGTATCTCTTAGTTTGTTTCAACGGATCATATCCCAAAAGAATTCCAAGTATAAAATCTTCTTCCGGTGTATATTTGTTAAGAGCTTTGTTTTTAAACTTTTTAATTGTTTCCACACATTCTCTTTCACCGAAAAACAAATTAATTTTACCACAACTCAATTCCTGAATATGAAATGGCACATCATTCTTTTTAAGCTTTCTTATCATATCATCTACAACCTCAATGGGTGCAGTATGTAATACTAAATGTCTCAACCCTTTGTCAAGTTCATACAGATGATGTGCAAAAAGTTCATAATTATATTTTATAAAACTTTTTTTAACTCCGTCGTCCAT